CCCGGATGAAATGAATCATGCTACGATTACAGACCCTGTATTTTTTATAGATAATAACACTATAGATGTTTTACCTGCAGGTGGTTCTTGTTCTTATTCAGAAGTGCAGTATCCAGCAGTGGCGTATGGTGATAGTGCTATAGCAGCATTTCCCGATGAAGCTGAATATCTTGTAGTTTTATATGGTGCAATAAAATCATTGCAAAATGCTTTATCTAACATGGATAGCTCTGTAGTTCATTCAGACCAAGATGGTTCGTATTCCGCTTCATCTGCTAGTTCGCAAGGCTGGGAGAAAGTAAGAGACTATCTCCATTCTGCTGAAGATATTGAAATTTCTAGTGCAAGTGTGCAAGCATTGTCAGCGGAAATGCAACAATTTGTCAATGAATACCAGTGGAAAGAAAAACAACAAGCTAAATTACAGTCAGATTATGACAAAGGGTTACAGGCGTTGAAATAATGGCGATACATTCTTTAACAGTAAAGCAAATTATTAGTAGGGTAAAGCAGGTTTTTCCTGAAGCACCGGAAGTATATATCATGTCTTTAGTGAATGACGCAGTGAATGAGCTTGGTCAGTATTCTCAAAAAGCCATGTCTGCAAAAATTGATATTGCTGCAGATCAAATGTTTTATGATGTATCGGACAGTGCTGAAGATTCTTCTAGTAATAAAATGGGAATTAATAAAATTTATAGAGTTGATGTCATGGACAGCGATGGTGATTATATACAGGTTCCAAGGGTGATAGATGGGGCACCATTAATGTTTGACATAACATCTGAGTCTGCGATTGAGGAGCCTTCATAATGGCAAGCAATATACAATACCCCGAAGATAAGGTTTTATATTTTATTCGTGGCAATCAATTAGGTTTGATTACCACATATTCATCCACAGGAACATCTAGGACTGCAAGGAAAGCATATCAAGCATTTGATCATGCTGTTTCCAATGGGTTACTGGTTCATTATTATGGAAACCCAAAGAGCGTATCTAACCTGTCAGACACCCCAGATGTAGACAATCTTTATCATTCTGCCATAGTTGATTATGTGAAAAAATGTTTATATATGGATAAGGCTGGCTCCACACCGGATGCCGCTATGATGCAGGGTTATATGAGTCTTATGATGCAACATGAGAAAAAATTTGATATGGCAATTAAAAAATATGGATCAAAGAAACGCAGTAAGACTGGAGGAACCAGAGCAGTAGTGCCTGCGGATATGACATAATAAAATTGATTATATGTCCTTATTGCTTTTAAATTATTGGGCAGACAATCAGCTATATGAATGCTTTCAAGCGGTGGTGGAGGAATATAGGATAGATTATGGCTAATCAATTCACATCAAAAGAAGTCCTGAATAAAGTATTATTAGATTCTTCGGGCGATGCCGTTACGGCAAATTCAGTTACAACCCAACAAGCACTAAACAGTGTTTTAGACACCACCAATAACAGACTAAACGTATCCCTTGCTGGCGGTACCGTATCGGGGGATGTTACCATTTCAGGTGATTTAACTGTATCTGGTAGCGGTACCTATACATATGATGAACAAGTCCAAGGATTATTTGATATTTTAATAGATGCGACTGATGGTGGATTTAATAATTTTATAACACTAACAGACGCTGATACAGATACAACTGCAGATACACGTTGTGCTATTTCTTGGAAAAAATATTCATCAGGTACAACTGCTGTTGATATGGGTAGTATAGCTCTTGGGGTAACAAGTTGGGGTACGTCTTCTGGTAATAGACATACGTATATGACATTCAATACTGTTTATGATGGCAGTAATGCGGAAAAGATGAGAATTACTGATGATGGCAAGGTGGGAATAAATGAGACATCTCCAACAGGGTTTTTACATATTTCTCCCCCTTCTGGCTCAGCACCTACAATGTACTTTGAGCAATATACATCAGCAACAAATGGAACATTGGGTGAAATATCATTTGGTAATAGAGCAGTTGATGGACAACTTGCAACTATATCAGCAATAAATGATGGGGCAAATGATTCAGCTTATTTAGCATTCAGCACTGAGGTAACTAGTGGTGCATTAACTGAAAGGATGAGAATTACATCAGCTGGCCTTGTGGGCATTGGCACTGGTGCAAATGTAGATGAGCTATTGCATGTACAGAATGATTCAAATAATGCAGTCGTAAAAATAGAAGCTGGAAGTTCTGGAAATGGTGCAAGACTGCAACTGATTTCAGGTACAAATGACACTGGTGATATTAACTTTGGCGATTCTGGAGATACAAATATTGGTCGCATTAAATATGACCATACAGGCAATTATTTAGCAATTCACACCAATGATTCGGAGAAGTTTAGAATTGATAGTTCAGGCAACGTCGGCATTGGAGTAACTCCTTCATCTTGGGATACCTTTGATGTAATACAGTTAGGAGGTTACGCATCAATATCTGGACAAGCTGGTACAGTTGCTGGAAATGAAGCATGGTTTGCTTCAAATGCTTATTACGAAAGCGGATGGAAGTATATCATCACAGATGAAGCGAGTGCCGTTGAACCAAAGAATGGAGATATACTATTTAAAACTGCCGCTTCTGGTAGTGCTGACGCAAGCATTAGCTGGGTTCAGAATTTTAAAATAGACATTAACTCCAAAATCTCACTTTCGAATAATGATACTGGCACATCAAGTACAGTTTTTGGATATGGTGCTGGTATGCCGGGGTCGTCTAATGCTGTTGGAAACATATTTATTGGTCACGAAGCTGGCGAAAACGTAGGCTCTAACGATACGGATGGAAACGTAATGATAGGTTATAGAGCTGGTAGAGGTACGTTTACTGCCGCTACAGACCACAATATCGGAATTGGATATATTGCGTTGAATGTTTTGACTTCGGGACATGGTAATGTCGCAATTGGTTCTTCGGCTGGTGTAGCTATTCAAGACGGGGAATCAAATACAGCAATGGGTAGAAATGCTTTAGGGCAAGTTGTATCAAGCAATCAAAATGTCTCCATCGGTTACAATAGTGGGTACGGATTAACTACAGGTGGAAGTAATACAGTAATTGGGGCAGAGGCTTTATATAATTCAGCAGACATAGATAGGGCGGTAGTAATTGGAAAGAACGCTATTTATGCTGGGAATGCAACTGCTGCCGCTGATGGAACTATCGCTATTGGATATGATTGCATGAGAACCCTCACATCTGGTTCGAGAAATATAGCCATCGGCTATCAAGCTGGATACGCATTCACTGATAACACCAGTAATATTGCCATTGGATACCAATCTTTTATATCCGCTGATTCAGGGGAAAGTAATAATATAGTTATAGGCGAAGCTGCTGGTTCTGATATAAATCACGCTGATTCTGATGACAATATAATTATCGGTAAAGATGCTGGTCAAGGTGGAGCTGCAGCTATGATAGGGTGTGTTGCGATTGGGAAAGATGCTATGAACTCAACTGCCTCAAATGCACAAACTGGCACAATTGCAATAGGTTCATCTGCTCTCACGGCTCTTACAACTGGTGATGCGAATACGGCTGTGGGGTATCAAGCTGGCATAGCAATAACGACAGGGGGTAATAACACTGCAATCGGATACCAAGCTCTTGATGGAATAGATACTGCAACTTCGAATACAGCAGTTGGTGCGTTGGCAATGTCTGACGCTGGAAATGCTCATGACAAAGCGACTGAAAACGTAGCTATTGGATTTAAGGCAATGGCTGGAACTTTTACAGATTCGGATGTAAAGTATAATGTGGCGGTTGGAACTAAAGCTATGCAACTTGGAGCATTGAACGGGCTACAATATTGTACTGTAATTGGAAATGGTGCAGGAAAAGATTTAACATCAGGCTCACGCTCTACACTGGTTGGTAGTCTTGCGGGTGAAAACATTACAACAGGAGAGAACAATGTTTGTATAGGAGCATCAAGCGGTGCTACTTTGACTACTGGTGGTGACCATGTTCTGATAGGTAAAAATGCTGGGGATGTCATAGCGGCTGGGCAAACAGGAACAAACGGCACGATTGCAATAGGTACAGATGCATTGGGAGCACTTACTACAGCTAATAGGTGCGTCGGGATTGGTTACCAGTCCTTAGAAGACCTAACGGCTGGAGATAGTGGAACTGGTCATTGTACGGCAGTTGGATATGGCTCGCTCAAAAATGCGACAGGGAGGTCGAATACGGCTTTTGGTGAAAGTTCAGGTGATGCCATCGTGGCTGGAACTTATAATACATTATTAGGCAGTCAGACAGCTACAGACGATGCTTCTGCCACTAACCAAACTGTGATTGGATATGGAGTAACAGGACAAGTAGACAACTCAGTAACTCTTGGTAATGGGAATGTGACTAAGGTTTATATGTCGTCAGATGGCGATGCTGAAATGTATGCTAATGGGACAATAAACACCTCAGATAAAAGGCTCAAGGAAAATATAAATGACTCTGATTTAGGGCTGTCATTTGTTAATGCACTTAGACCTGTGAGTTACAAGTTTATAGATGACAAGAAACCAGAAAAGTTAAAATATGGTATAATTGCACAGGAAGTGCAGGAAGTATTAAAAGAAAGTGGTAATGAAGATTTTGCTGGCATTACAGACAAAGGCGATTATTTAGGTGCTGACTATGTTCAATTCATAGCTCCTCTTATCAAAGCAGTACAAGAATTAAGTGCAAAAGTAGAAGAATTAGAAAATAAATGTAATTGTTAACTAACACAAGGAGTCAATAATGGCGAAAAAAGAAAAAGAAAAGAAGCCAGTCTTGAATATTGATGATAAAGAGTATATCATAGAAGATATGACTGACGAGCAGAAAATGATGGTAAATCACATTAATGATTTGCAAAACAAACAGAATACGAATCAGTTTATGGCTGACCAGCTTTCTGTTGGTAAAGAAGCGTTCATTAATATGCTTCGTGCATCATTAACCGCTGAACCTGAAGAGGCTGAAGCGGCAGCATGATTATAAGAAGGTGTAGTCAGGGTCATCGAGTTAGGATTCATAGAAATACAACTCCGGGTGCAACTCGCATCAAAACTTATGCTGATGGTTCTAGTGAGACTTTGACTTATCCTTCGTCTTATACTTATTTCGTAGATGTGGATGGTGAAATTGAAAAAAGAAGTAATAGCTTTAAAGTAATTGAAGAGTTTTATGTTACTGAGTGTGCTAAGAAACATGGCGGTGGACATGGAAGACTCAAAATAGGTGGGCATCATCTTATTAATGGAGTGGCTACATCTCAAGATGACTATCCTACTATGTCAAATACTAAATTAGAAATACAAGATTTCTACTCAAAACGAGACATACAGTACTCAAGCTCAGAAACAAAATCAGAATTGCTCTCTAGGATTGTTCCAATGATGGCGGGTGACGTAGAAGTTTCAAAACATATAAAGGTGTAATATGAGTTTATATAAATACACAGGACAAGAAGCTGCCAATTTATTAATTGGACAGTTTGGATTTGATGTGATTGCAGAACACGACACTACCGTAGCTGCCCCAGATACTGGAAGTTGGATTGCTATACAGGCATTAGGTAAGGACTCTAGTGGTACAACTGAGTTTCTAAAGCTGAAGGTTACGTCTAACGTAGGCGACGGAATTGATTCGTTTTTTAATTTAATACCGGGAGAAATTCTTTATGGAAATTTTAGCGGTATTGTAAACCACACAGATTCTACAGCGGTATGCATAGCCTACAGAGGGTAAGAAGAACTGAGCGATTGAAGCGAGCTGAGAAAATAGCACAAATCTCAGCTAGACCTAAATCATCTTCTCAAGCGGTTAAGATTAAGCAAGAACAAACCGATAGGGAATTACTTTTTTCTATTTACAATCTTTGTATGAAAAACAAAGAAGAAGTTGAACTTCTGAAAGAAAAAGTATCAAGTATTCTTGCTGATAATAAAAAGCTACAGTCTTCTAATAGTGCAGTCTTGAAAAAAGAAATTTTTAGTGATTTAGAAAAAGAACATAGCCGGATTGAAAAATTAATTTCTTCATCTATAGATCAAATAACTTTACAAAATAAAAATTTCATTACAGAAAAGCTAAAAAAACAACCCACTTTTTGGGAAAAAGTAAAAATGTTGTTTAAAAACAATTATGAATAACTCAACGTCAACAAGCTATAAGGTTCGATTTAAGTATGTTTGGAAAAAATGTACAAAATAAAATGATTGCTGGTTATATTATTTTTTTAATTTTGCTATTGGTAATATTAGCTTGTGGCAATTCATTGTTGGGAAGCTAAGTGAGTGACGATGTTCAAACAGCACGAAGCTATAGAGCTAATGTTATTGATGACAATGCTGTCGTCAGCATCAACCTTAAATGGTTAGCTCAGATTGGTGTACTCATTGGAATGTTAGTTTATGGTTATTGGCAAATTGAGTCTCGCATTAGCCAGCTTGAAAAAGATATGGTTTTCGCTTCTCGGGAGATTGGGAGTTTACTTAGTAAACACATGGAAGAAGAGCGAATGGAAAGAGAGTCGCTTGAAGAGCGAGTAGCGTTTTATGAAAAAGAATTTAACATTAACCCACTTAGCTGGGGAAAGAAGAAAAAGAAATGAGTAAACTAAACGATTTTTTATTACAATTTGGGGCAGACAAATTTATGCATTTTATGGTCGGTGCTGCAGTATATGGTGTTACTGAATCATGGATTATTCTAAGCTTTGTTGCATTTGGTAAAGAATGGTACGATCATTTAGACTATGGAAATTGGTCAAATAAAGACATAGTTGCTACTATGCTTGGTGGAATATCTGCTTTTATTTCCAAATGGATGTGGGTTATGATACCATTTGAGGTCTATTAATGGATTTTATGGCTGTATATGGCGAAGCTGGGATGATAGGCGTAGTAGGTGTTATGTTTGTCTACTTAGTAATGTCTCTATCTAAAAAAAGCGAAGCTCAACAAGAAGCTTTAGAAAATTTGAAAATTGAAAATAAAGGTCAAAGCGAAACATTAGAGAATATGGAAGGAATGATTATCAAGTTGATTGGAAGGTGGAACACTAGCGATGATAAACTAGATAGAAAGTTTGATGCAATCACTAAAGAGATTAATGATTTGGACAATCAAGTCTCGGAGCTGAAAGGCTCAATGAGTAGAATAAATGGCAGACACTAAGCCAATATCGGACTCGAGTAGTCTTAATATCTCATTGCCAATGCTATTTCAAGCCATTGGTTTAATAGGTGCAATGGTATGGGGATATGGCGAATTAAATGCTAGAATATCTTTTTTAGAGTATCAAGTTAGCATCAATGAAGAGCATATTACTAGAATGGAAGAAGATGCTAAAGCAAATCAAAATGCAGAAATTCCTGCAGACATTAAGCAAAATCAAAGAATTGATTATTTAGAAAAAGAATTAGATAGGTTACGAAATGGATAGTTTAAAGGTATCTGCGGTTTCATTTACCAATTACGGGTTTTATCTCGCAGAAATTAATTTGTTTCTACAGTGCGTCGTTGCTATAATGAGCATTGTATATTTAAGTTACAAAATAACAAAGATAAAAAAGGATAACTGATATGTTAATGAAAATGGTAGCAGATGAGCTTTTCTCTGACGAAACTAGAGATGAACTTATTGACGAACTCAACAAGGCTGTGGATATTCCAATTATTTCTGAAAAAACAGAAAAAGCAATAATGGAAGCAGTTTGGAAACTAATCAAAGCTGTGCTGTTGAAAAAATTAGGAGTATAACATGAAAGCAATAACTGCAATTCTTTTTATTGCTATTCTTAATTCTAGCCCTTACTCACCGCAACCCGTTCAGGTGGATTCATCTATAGTTGCGATGGAAGACATTAAGAAGAAGAAAAAGAAAAAAGGTAAAAAGGTTGGTAAAAAAGGCAAGAAAAAGAAAAAGGGCTTTTTCAAGAAGTTTAAAGGTTCTAAATAGTGCCTAAGAAGCTCTATAGTTTAAATGACTTTAGTGGTGGTCTCAATACATTGCGAGACCCAGCAGATATATCAGACAATGAAGTTGCTACCGCCAACAATGTTATGTTTAACATTC